AGTTATTATAAAAGTTTAAATGTTTCAAAATTTTATTTTTATTATCTTAAATCATGACAATAAAGAAAAAACCAAAGAAGCAAAGAACAAAACTTTCAATTATGGAAGAAAAATTTTGTTTGGAATATTGCAAAACAGGAAGGAAAAAAGAATCTGCAATTTATGCGGGTTATTCTGCAAAATCAGCACAAACAACCGCTTGGGATTTACTTTCAAAACCTATTGTAAAAAATGAAATTGAAAGGATCAAAAGTAATATAATGGAAAGCGCGGGAATTAGTGCGCTTGCTGTTGCAATGGAATTAAAAAACATTGGATTTTCAAGCGTTTCAAATATGTTTGACAACTGGATGAAAGTAAAAGATTTTGAAAAACTATCGCCCGAACAAAAAAGAAGTATTTCAGACATTAAGGTAACGCAAAAAACTTTCAACGGAATCAAAGAAGATATTGTTCAATTCAAGCTTCACGATAAATTAAAGGCTTTGGAAATGTTAACAAAAATGTTTGGTTTAAATGAACCTGAAAAATTAATGCAGTCAGTTGAAATAAAAAGTATTCCAGTAATTGAATGGGTTGAAGAAAATGAAAAGTAAAGTTTCAACTTCATACAAACCACTGTATACTACAAAAAAAAGATATTCACTTTTAACAGGTTCAAGGGGTTCGGCAAAATCGCACCACGTTGCGGAATTCCTGCTTCGGTTAACCTATGAAACGGGGCACGGTATTTTATTTGCAAGGTACACAATGACATCTGCAGAAACTTCAATTATTCCTGAATTCAAGAAAACGATTGAACGCTTAGGGGTTGAAGATCACTTTCATATCACAACTAAGGACATAATTAATTTAAAGACGGGTTCTTTTGTTTGGTTCAGGGGAATTAAAGCAAGTTCAAACGCCCAAAAAGCAAATTTAAAATCTTTGTCAGGGGTTACAACCTTTGTAATTGAAGAAGGTGAAGATTTTCTTGATGAAGAAGCTTTTGATAAGGTTGACGACTCAATAAGAACAATTAACAAACAAAACCGCGTGATTTGGATTATGAACCCTTCAACGCCTGATCACTTTATTTTTGAACGTTGGTTAAAACATTCTTGCACTTATAAAGAATTTGAAGGGGTTCAGATACCAATTTCAACACATAAAGACGTTAATCACATTCATACTACGTGGAGAATTTCAGAAGAATATCTTTCAAAATCTTGGATTGATAAAGCATTAACAGCAAAAGAAGAAAACCCGAAATACTACGCAACTAATTATTTAGGAGCTTGGAAAGAAAAAGCTGAAGGGGTTATTTTTGAGAATTGGACAATTGGAAAATTCAAGGAAGATTTGCCTTTTGGTTTTGGTATGGATTTCGGTTATTCAAACGATCCTTCAACGCTTGCAAAAGTTGCAATTGATAAGAAATTAAAAAAGATTTATATAAAAGAATTCCTTTATGAAACTGGGTTAAAAACTTCAGGAATTGAAAAAGTATTAAAAGAAGTTTGTTCAAAGAATGATTTGATAATAGCAGATTCAGCCGAACCGCGCCTTATTGATGAAATTTTTGATTATGGTTATAACGTTAAAGGAGCAATTAAAGGTGCTGATTCAATCCGCGCGGGTATTCGATTAATGCAAGATTATGAACTAATCATTGAAGAAACTTCTTCAAACTTAATTACTGAATTAAATAACTATATTTGGAACGATAAGAGGGCAGACAAACCCATTGATAAATACAATCATTTAATTGACGGTATCAGATATTATTGCGCTTGGGAATTAACGCAAGCAGAATTTTTTGCACTTTAAAAAGAATTATTTTTTACTTTTAAGATATGAACATATTAAAAAACCTTTATTTAAAAGCAATAGGATCAAACAGAACAGAACCAAACAAGCTTTTTGAAGGCTTTCAATATGGTTTTGGAGCTTATCAATACGGTTCAAAAAATGCAACTGAATACATCAACAAAGGTTACGTTGAAAATTTAGATGTTAACGCGGTTATTTCGAGAATTGCTGAAGCAGTTGGCTCAATAAACTGGGTTGTAAAAGAAAAAAAAGGTGATGAAATTGAAGTAAATACTTCTTCAAGATTAAACGACCTTTTAAAAAACCCCAACAGTTTACAAAGTTGGGCAGAATTCCAAGAAGCTGTTTCAATAATGTACAACACTACAGGAAACATTTACATTAATGGAACTGAAGCAATAGGTTTTGCAGGTTTTGCAGAAATTTCTGTTCTTCCTTCACAAATCACGGCACCAATCACAGGCAATGCAATAAACCCTGTAAAAGGGTATCAATTAAACGGTTCACATACAATAAAATTTTCAGAAGAAGAAGTTCTTCATATTAAAAGATACGACCCAAGGCTTGAAGCTTTTTCTTCTTTCATTGGGCTTTCCCCTTTAGAATCTGCAATGCTTGCTTATGCTTCAAGCACTGAAAAATGGGAAGCAATGGCTTCAATATTAAAGAACAGGGGCGCAATGGGGATTGTAACAAGTAAAGAGGGGCGCGGGTTGACCGCTGAAAACTCTAAAGAACTTGAAACACTTTATAAAAGCCGTTACGGTGGCGGGGCTAAATTTGGAACGCCAATGTTTACAAACGCAAGCCTTGAATTTATACCAATGGGAATGAGCGCAGAAGATTTAAAACTTATGGATCAAGGCGTTATTTCTTTACGTGCTATTTGTAACATCTTCAAAGTAGATTCTTCTTTGTTTAACGATCCAGCAAATAAAACTTTCAACAACAGGAAAGAAGCGCAGAAAGCTTTTTATACTGATTCAATAATTCCTTTCTTAAACAAATTGAAAGAGTCTTACAACGAATTTTTAACGCCTTCTTATTCAGAAGCTGAAAACGCTGAATTGTTTCTTGATTTCGATTTAACAAATATTGAAGCACTTCAAGAAGATTATAATGAAAAAGCGCAAACCGCAGGGATTTTAATTGATTCAGGGATTATTTCACAGAATGAAGCAAGGGTTTCTTTAGGTTTGGGGCGTATTGAAGGCGTTCCTGAACTTGATGAATATTCAAGAACAAAAGCAACAGCGCAACAAAAATCTGATAATTTAGAATAATTCTAAATAATTATTTAACTTAACGCAAAATGAAAGAAGAAGTTCAAGATATTAAAAGCAAGCTTTCAAAAGCTTACGGGGTTAAGAATATTAATCTTGAAGTAAAAGATATTGATACAAACAGCCGTGAAGTTGTTTTTTACGCTTCGGCATTTGATAGTATTGATTCAGACAACGACGTTATAAGAAAAGGTTCTTTTGCTAAATCTTTACAGGAAAGAGGGGCGCAAGCAACAGGGCGAAAAATAGCACATTTAAGGAATCACGATTTCGAGCACCAAATCGGATTGCCTATTGAAACAACAGAAGATTCTTACGGGTTAAAGATTGTTTCAAGACTGGGGAAAAGTACAAAGGGAAGTGATGCTTTGCTTGATTATCAAGATGGAATTCTTCGTGAACATTCAATTGGGTTTAACTACGTTCAAGATAAAATTAAGTACGTTGAAGAATCCAGTGAAGGGGGTTTTTGGGAAATTTCAGAAGTAAAACTTTGGGAAGTTTCAGGGGTTACTTTTGGGGCCAATGAGTTTACGCCCGTTTTAGATGTTGCAAAAGGTTTAAATACTAAATCAGAAATGATTGAAAAGTTAAACCAATTAAACGAATCCTTTTTAAAAGCCATTAAAAACGGTAAGGGAACAGATGAAAGGCTTGAAAATATTGAAGCCCGATTTAAACAAATTTGTGAAATACAGAAAGCACTTACTGATTTGAAGCCGTCCATTAAGGACACTTTGAAAGAAGAAAGCCGTTCAAATTCTGATTCAAATAAAAACAATAATTTATTTTTAACATTTTAACATTTTAGAAAAAATGAAATTAACATTTAAAGATTTCCTATCAGGAAAGAAAATTGAAGAAACGGCTTTTAAGAGTTTAGAAGCTGAAGCAATGAGCGAATTATTAAATGAGTTCAACGCGAAAAAACAAGAAGAATTGAATAGTTTAGTTGAAGCAAAAGCTTCAAAAGAAGATATTGATTCAATGAAAGAAGAACTTGCAGGAATCCACGCAAAGCAATACGACCAGTTAAACGCGGTTTTAAAAGCGCAGGGGGTTATGCTTAAAAAACTTTCTGTAAAAGAAGTTGAAGAACCTAAATCTTTCAAAGATGCTTTAAAATCAAACCTTGAAGGAAATCTTGAAGCTTTAAAAACTTTGAAAAATTCATCTTCTGCAAATGACAACGTAAAGTTTAACATTAAAGCGGTTGGTGATATGTCTATTGCAGGCAACACAACAGGACAAATTCCACAGGCTTTAAGAATTGCAGGATTGAACGAAATACCTTCAAGAACTGTTCGCCTTTTGGATATTGTTTCAGGTGGTGCAATTTCTTCAAACTTAGTTGAATGGGTTTACCAAGCAAACCAAGAAGGAACTGCAGGTCAAACTGTTGAGGGAGCTGTTAAAAATCAAATTGATTTCGATTTAATAGTTGGTTCGCAAAAAGTTGAAAAAACAACTGCTTTCATCACGGTGACTGATGAAATGATTGATGA